ATAAAGGGGATCGATTCCGCGCTCTTATCAGCCATTGTGTACTCAACACCAATTTGCGCTAACATATCCCGAATGGAAGTGTGATTAAAATCACTCTTTTCAGGATGAACGCCAATAGTGTTATCATCACCGTAGGTAATGAGAGCTACAAACTTCTTGAACTCGGCCAAATCATGACCAACTTCATGCCATACATATCGCATGTACAGGCTATTAACAAGGCAATTAATGATGACTGTTAAAGGATGACCAGAGGGGTTTGATCCCCAAAATTCAACCAAATCACCATTGAAATCGCACAGAGGAAAAGCCACATCCACGGAAATACCGCGAATGACAGCCAAATCTTCTTCTTGCCAACCTGCTGCTTGCAGAATCTTAATCAAAATCTGAAATGCTGCTTGAATCCAAATAGCCGACATTTTCTTGTCGAACTTTCTGAAATCTCCAGCAATCATCTGGTTAACACCAAATTTAGTGAGATAATGATACAATTCGTCCCATTGTGTTGATGTAGTATTAACACCAGGTGCGGCCTCAAAAAGAATTCTATTCTTCTGAACCACACGCACAAACGGAAGCATGTATTTGCGCATTACAAATGCGAAGTCTGCGGGTGCGCCGGAAAATACGCGGGTCAATCCGTCCACAGCCTTTTGAATCTTCACTGGTTCATCCTTAAGATGATTAGTAAAAATAGGCATGGTGCGATAACCATCGCGGTAAGACTGTTCGATACTCCGAGTTCGTTTATAAAACGATTCTGGAAGTTCTACGTAATCTTGCCACAAATCATGTGCTCTAGGAGCAGTCATGAATTTTTCCTTCTTTTGCCGCCACGGGAAACCCATGGAAGTGTTGCGCTTCATTTTGTCAATATATTGGACACCAGGCTGACCATTCAACGTCACATCGTCATCAAGAACAAAAAGTTCCTTCAGATATTCGGGAGATAGGCTATCTAGGATATCCTTAACATAAGCATTCACACACTTGTCGACCACATGTTCCTTAACATTAAATGTTTGGTTAACTGTGTCGAGAGCGGCATTACGCCAAGGGACGTAAGACTTCATCATAGGTGCGGTTGTTTTGACCACACACCCACGCTTTTCAGCAGCAGCACGAATAAACGTATCACCGACTTTGGATTTGTGCGAAGCACGAAAGCCAGTAAAACTGCCATAAACATTAGCGTTTCCGGTTTCTAAAAACACGAAAGGGCTTTTATGATGAAGGGGACCCAGTGGGATCAAATTTCCAGAAGGATCTTCCAAATTAGGACCACAACCCTGAATAATAACTTCTGAGAAGTATTTAAGGGCGTGTTCAATATCAGGACGATCAACTCTCATGGACCAGGCGGTATTAAAAGTTCCTCCTTTAACGTGAATACCCGCAATAAGCGGACCACTAGGGGAGAAAGCTAAACACACACTACCGCATTCTCCAGAAACTGTGTTTCGGGCCACTTTCATAGCCCACACATCTGAATATTCTTCGGTGGTCGAGGAAATATAATCCTTTTCGCAATGAACGTTGCGAGTTTGATTGATATCAATATTTCCCATTGAATCTCGACTAACAATACAACCATTTGCAATGGTTTTAAATGTAGGAGAAGGGAATAAATCAACCATACTGGATCGGGGTGGAAGGGACCGCATGCGGAAAAAGACCAGGTCTTTTTCGGCATTCACCAACATGTCCTTTGAATACACTGTATAGTATATTTGACTGCTAAGATTCTGACCAGAACAACCTTGTAGGATTGTAAGATCAAATTTCTCATGCTTGTTTGTGGGCATATTATGATGGTTAGTCATATAAAGATTACCTCCGACACACATAATGCGGATATCATTGATCATCTTTTTTCCTTCCGGGGATGTAAATCTGTACTGTGCGAACATGGTGTTCCGAGAAACCAGATCAATCACTTTTTCATTAGTGAGACCTTTCCAGGAACGAGTTAATCGTCCTGTTTCCATTTCGCTGACGCGATAGTCATTGTTAACCCAGGGATTGGGTTTTTCATCTTTGACATCTTCATAGCGTCCAGTAACATTCCCTTGCGTGGTAGCAGCAAAGAAATGAGAATACATCTTCCAACCAGCTACAATCACCGGCACTCCCAAAACCAACCCTAAAAGGGCAGGATGGGAGGCCAGGTAAGCTGACTGGGCTGTCTGACCTAGGTCAAACATAAACTGAACAATTTTCTCTTTTTCAAATCTTAAACTTTCATTAACAGTGAACTTGCTCGTCCGACAAATCGTACGAACTTGTTCCAACTGACAAGCAGCTGCTTGTTTCAAGTTTGAAGCTTTTCCAAGAAGAAAGCTGAACGGTTTCTTCGCTGTGGTAACGCACACATCGGCTAATAAATCAGCTCCAGTGTTAACAGCCCATCGTCGAATTTTCTTTTTCTTATAACGATAGAGACCATATGCCACAGCGGACCCCGCTAACGCGAGGGATAATTCTTTGCCACCTTGAATTGTAGGTACACACTCACAACGATCAGTCAAACAACAACATTCCTCGCAAACTTCGATATTCTTACAAAAATCGTTAGCTGCAGAAACTTGTTTCTGATTCGCCTTGTGACGTTTAGACATTCGACCCATAGTCTTCAGTAAGTAGAAAATATCCACATATGGTGCTTCTGGGTGGAGACAGACATAGTCTGGTCCCTGTCTTCCGTGGTCAGATTTGGCTACCACCTTCTGCAAGATAAAATCCCACAGATCTGGTGGTTGACCATCCTGGGCTTCCGGTGCTCGAGACGGATCTAGCATTCGAAATCCCATATCAGGGATCTTGCCATTTTCATCTCGAAAGGCATATTCTGCCTTCGGATAAGCTGTCACCACAAGCGGAAATCGTCGCGCAATGGCGAGAGGATTACAATAATACGAAGAAGCATTAAGATGCTTTGTATTTGTGGTGGCAAGAACCAGCTCTGGACGAGCTGGGATGCGCCCCTTGTCAGCCAATTCGGCTTGTGGGGGCACAAAGGCTACACGATTTATCAATTGAATAATGTCGTTCATACTCATATCATCCTTCATTTCAGGATTGCGAGCAGCGATATCATCCAAGATGAATAGCCAAGCACTGGTCGGCAAAGCCGAATAGTACTCATCAGTACAGGTTCGTGTGTACACATAATCAGCGCCAATAGGTAGCCCATGCAATTTAGCATAGGTAAAGTAAATGACGTCAATCAGTGACGACTTTCCAATACTGGAACCTCCACTCAGTAGAATACTGAATGGAGCATCACGGGACTCTCGTGCAGCTTTCTTTGTCAATACATCAGACTTGATGAGACGAATCTCAGAAAGTAATTTCTTAACTAGAGATTTAGCCGATGGAGTCATATCCATGGTATATTTGAGAATTGCATCCCCTTCTTCTAAAACAGTATCCATGCGCGAATAAAAATCGAACAAGGTAAAACCGTTAAGTTTGGGGTTGTGTAGCATTTGGGCCTGTTCCTTAATAAGGTACACTTTCTCAGCCCATTTCGCATAAGCCTCACCATTCTGTAGGAGAGGCGACCAGCTTTTGGTCTTGTAGACTGAATACAGTCGTTCCAAAATAGTAATGGAACCTTCAACGATAGCAACCACAAATCCGTAGGATGTGGAATGCTGACGTTGGGATGCTTCTTCTTCAGCCTTAGTATACATCAAATTATCATAAGAGATACCAAAGCGTTCAAGCAGACACTGACTGAGCAGAAAATGGAAAATCTTGCGTAAATGCAAGAGAATCGGATGATTCATACTCATGGTCGCAGAAGTTAAGATACTTTTGACGAATGAAAACGGATTAACATCGTCATTAGAACCTTGCGTTCTAAATGCTTTAAAGATATGTGAGAAGCAGTTGGTCAAACGTTTCCATAGTTTAGCAACTAAGCTTGAAATGGATTTGCCGGTAACGGCAATAACGTATTGAGCCAACAAAAGCTTCAAAGAAGCTTCATCTCCAGCGATTTTCATTTGCTGCCAAAAAATGGTGGTAGCTTCAATAATCCGCCAAGTATCAGATTCCAAAACGGTCTGAATACTCGCGGGGAGTTTCGCTAGAGGGGGGATTGATATACGATCTTCATCACTCAATCGATCAACTAAGTATTGAATACTAGTGGTCTTCTTGGAGTTTAGATCAAAGGTTTTACCTGTATAGGAAAAAACCTCTGAATCGGTATCGTAATCATCATCATCATAACCCTGGATAAATCCATGGGAGAGAGATGCTTCGCAATCAAAGATGCGGATAGCTTCATGCAAGCTAGAAAGAGTGGCGGCATCGGTGGGTGCACAAGCACGTTTAGAACGCGAGTGCTTTTTGATACGGCGTGAGTAAAATCGACGAAGGCGATATTTATTCCTCTTTGGGAAGTAACTTGGGGCGCGAATAGCGCAGACTTGGGGAACTTGCTTTGGAGCGGACATGATAGAGCTTGAAATCGTTGCGAGGTAAGTTGTATTCATGATAGTTAGGGTATGAGTATTATTTCTCCCGTCAGGGGGGATATCCAGATAATGCTGGCTGTTTTTATTTTGTACATCGGCTTTTACGATATGCGAGGTTCTAAATTGGTTCATACTCCGTAAAGGAGGACTATTATCAGAGAGTAACATTGTTAAGAGGTTGGTCAACTACTGGGATGACCTGGTGCAATACCAGGGTTTCCAGATTTCCGGACAGAACGGATCTGAATGAGTCACAATAAAGTTGTCACTGCTTGCAGGATTATAAGTAAACAAAGCTGGTCAAAAGGGCCAGAGGTAGGGGGTGGTGATTGAAGTTTTAAAAGAACAACAATCTAAAAGAAAAGAAATTAGAGTAATCCGATTTTATAATTTTTATTTTGTTTTGTGGAAAATAAATTCCTTTAGAGTTTTTGAATAAATATAATGATTTATGCTTCAGCTGAGAAGCAAAGGACGAAAGAATTCGCCCTTAAAGGGGAAGAGATAAATCTCCTCCCCATAAACCAGTCATAACTGGCAGTCCACACAAAAGTGTGGGTAAATCTTTATGGCTAGTTGAGCTAAAAATTTAGTAGGTGGCGCAAAAGCGCCTGGGGTAGGGGGGGTAAATGAGAATCTTATTGTTTTAAAGACAAAAATTCTCGTAAAAAGAACTGTTAGAAAATAACATGGTGCAGATAGAATCATGTTGTAGAAACATAAAGTATGAGTCATCACAAGAGAGCAAGGCAACTTCGTAAAGCTGAGCTAGGTGTCGTGTGACGGCTGAAGCCTTACATAATTACGCGGATAAAAATCCACG